AGTAATATAATAGAAGTAAAAAACATTATTAAATTACATGGCTGGAGGACTACTAAATCTGGTTGCTACAGGAAATCAAAATGTAATATTAAATGGTAATCCGAAAAAATCATTTTTTAAAAGCACATATTTGAAATATACAAATTTCGGTCTTCAAAAATTTAGAGTTGATTTTGATGGACAGAAAAAATTAAGGTTAAATGAAGAATCAAAATTTACATTTTACATGCCAAGATATGCAGAATTGTTAATGGATACTTATGTTTGTGTTACACTACCTTCGATTTGGAGTCCAATCTATCCACCTGAAAAAAAAGAGGATATGTGGGCGCCATATGAGTTTCGTTGGATTGAAAATATTGGTACTCAAATGATTAAAGAAATCGTAATATCTGTTGGTGGAATGACGCTTCAAAAATACACAGGTCATAATTTAATGGCAATTATTGAACGCGATTTTGATAAAACTAAGCGCGAGTTGTATGATCGTATGACCGGAAATATTCCAGAATTATATAATCCTGGATGTTCCGGTGCAAGGTTAAACCAATATCCAAACGCATATAGAACCGATAATAGTTCTGGAGCAGAACCATCCATACGAGGCCGTAAAATATATATACCCATTAATACATGGTTTACATTATCATCGAAAATGGCATTTCCTTTAGTTAGTCTTCAATATAATCAATTACAAATTGATGTTACGATACGACCAGTTAAGGAATTGTTTACAATTCGCGATGTGAGTGATCCAGGAAATTATTGGCCAATAGTTCAACCCGATTTTTCAAATCCGAAGCATCAAATGTGGCGGTTTTTGTATCCACCTCCGAGTATTGATTTAAGTATGAATGCATATACTAGTATTCGAACTGACTGGAATGCTGATGTTCATTTAATATCGACATATTGTTTTTTATCTGATGATGAATCTAAAATATTTGCTGCAAACCAACAAAAATACCTAATAAAGTCGTATTATGATTGGACATTTCACGATGTAACCGGAAATAAAAAGGTAAAAATTGAGAATTCAATGGGTATGGTATCATCTTGGACAATATTTTTTCAGAGAAGCGATGTAAATTTAAGAAATGAATGGAGTAATTATTCAAATTGGCCTTATAGCTATTTACCCTATGATATTATTTCTGCACCCATTGATGATAAATGGAAATGTGGTCTTGCTTCTTATGAAAATGTGTCAAGTAATCCACCGGGTGGAGACTTTGTTAATGTTTCAAGTTGGCTTTCAACTTATCCAAATGATCATTATTATTATGACAAATATGGTAAAAATGATGGAATCGGGCCAGGTATTAATCCAATTGATTCTCGATTAACTGGTTTGCATATCACTGGTAATTTTCAAATTGAAAATGAACGCGATATATTACAAACAATGGGAATCTCTTTGAATGGAAAATACCGCGAGAATATACTAGATGCTGGTATTTATAATTATATTGAAAAATATACAAGAACAAAAGGAAATGCAAAACCAGGCATATATTGTTATAATTTTTGTCTTAATACAGATCCATTTGAAACTCAGCCAAGTGGCGCAATCAATATGAGTAAATTTAATCAGATTGAATTAGAAATTACAACTATATATCCACCTTTAGACCAGAATGCTGCAATAAGAACGATATGTAATCCAAATACTGGAGAAATCATTGGAATAAATAAGCCAAATATTAATATATATCATTACACTTATGACTTACACATAATTGAAGAAAGATACAATGTTCTTACATTTGTATCTGGTAATTGTGGATTAATGTATGCTCGATAAAACTACGAATACTATTACGAAAATAAAATATTCATTTTATATAACGAATATTTTATTGATTTGAGTAAATAAAACAAAATGTTTTTTGGAAAAAATGAAAACGAAGAAGAAGAAGAAGATGATGGCCAAGTAGGTTTTAGCAAAAGCAAAGAAGATGAAGACGAAGAGGAAGAAAATGATCAAGAAGTGGGTGATGAAGAAGAAGAAGAAGAAGAAGACGAATATTCTGACTGGGGGGGTGGAAAAGACAGTTTTCCAAATAGACTTAAAAAATTTTTGGTTGATATTATTACAACTGCTATTTTCATCATTATATTTGCAATTCTTGCAGTGAATGTATTATTCTTCACCGATGAAAATAGTAATCGGGAAACTGGTGTTAACATAGATGATTTATTTCCAACAGTTCGTAAAGAATGGCCTTATTGTTATACAGAGCAACATTCTGAATGTCCTCCCGAATCTGAATTACCTGCAGGTCATCCATGTAAAAAACAATTTGGTGATATATTGAATAAACCAAATACAGATAGTTTTGTTAAACCATTTTTTATTAATGCAGCAATATATTTGGAAAAATTAATATTTAAATCATTCTGCTTAACAAAGGAAGAAGATGAATATGTAAAAGAAGCAGTTAAGAAATCAGATTCTGAAGTTCATATTTTAAATGGAACATTTATTCTAGCAAGATTTAAGCAGTGGTTAAATAATTCAACTATCTTTCATTTTATAAATACCCGTAAAATTTTGAAATATGTATTGGATGGAGTGAAAGAAGCCGAAAAAGGCCTTATTCCTGTGGAATTAAGAGATGTTTTATCTCCATTTATGATTATAATTGCAGTATTTGTTTTGTTATTGCTATTGGTATATTTCATTAGCGGAATTCCGTTTTTTATTGTTCTTATTGGTATGATATTAAATAATACTGACGATCCAAACACGGAAACAACTGTAGGTGGTGGATTATTATGGACAATTATAACTGGTGGTACATTTGGAATTATACCATTGTTAATTTATGTTATTCAATTTGTGCAATTTATTGGAACATTTATTATTTACCCGTTATTACATTCAGCGAAATACTGGAAGCTATTTTCAAAATATATTCCAATTATATTTTTCTGTATAAATATAATGATTATTGGTAGTTCTTATAAATATTTTGATGTTAATATGGCTTCATGGTTTATCGTGACATTATTTATGATATATATCGTAACATATCGATCTGGGTTATTCAACCTTAGAGATGGAATAACGCAATGGATGGATAGAAAAAAAAGAGAAAACAAAACAGTAGTGTAAATAAATGATTCATATGAATGATTAATAATATATTTGTTTGATTAAAAGTAACATAAAACGGTTTTATAATAGAATATATTAAACATTCTATTATAAATATTTTAAATCATGCCAAAAGGTAAAATAGTAAATAAAGAACCAGAGAAATCAAGTCCAGAGTATTTTAAAAAATACCCATTTGTTAGTGTATGTACACCAACATTTAATCGCCGCCCCTTCATTAATGCGATGATTTCATGTTTTAACAATCAAGACTATCCACATGATCGTATGGAATGGATTATTATCGATGATGGCACTGATCCAGTTGAAGATTTAGTCGCATCTCATCCTAGAGTTAAATATTTTAAATATGATACAAAAATGACATTGGGAAAGAAGCGCAACCTTCTTCATGAGAAGTCAAGAGGTGAGATTTTGGTATATATGGATGATGATGATTATTATCCGCCAGAGCGAGTATCTCACGCGGTCCATATGCTTGTAACACATCCTGAAGCGTTGTGTGCTGGTTCTAGTGAAATTTATATCTATTTTAAGCATATTAATCAAATGAAGAAGTTTGGTCCGTATGGTCCAAATCATGCTACCGCTGGAACATTTGCATTCAAGCGTAAGTTGTTGAAAAACAATCGTTATAATGACGATGCATGTTTGGCGGAAGAACGAGCATTTTTGAAAGATTATACCGTTCCATTTGTTCAATTAAATCCCATGAAGGTCATCTTGGTATTTTCTCATGAACATAATACATTCGATAAACGAAAATTACTTGTAAATGCAAATCCACAAGTGGTTCGTGATACACCTAAGAAGGTTATGGATTTTATTAAAGACCCTATATTGCGAAAGTTTTATATGGTAGATATTTCAAAATTATTAGTTGATTATTTACCTGGAAGACCTGAAATGAAACCTGATGTTATAGCACAAACAATTCAATTAGAGAAGGATAGAGAAAAGATGGCTGCGCAGATGCAGGCAGAACATGAACGACAAATGAGAGAAGCCGGTGGTGCACAACCGGTTGGTCCTGGAAGTGCCGATACAGGTCAAATTATTCTTCAGCAACCAGGTCAACAGCCGATTGCATTAACGAATCAACAAGTTGTTGAAATTATTCAACAGCAACAACGCGAAGGTCAAGGTCTTCAAAATCAAGTTAAATATTTAAGTGAAGAAATAGAAAGGCTTCAAATTGAATTGAATAAGGAACGAGATGAACGAGAACGCGAAATTAAAGTTGTTGAAGTTATAAAGCAATCTTCAAACGAAGTTTCTAACTCTAACAACTCAAATCATAATATGAAATCTGATGAACAAAATCATTCCGATTTATTAACGAGATATGAGAAATTGTTAGAAGAAAATCGTGAAATGCGTAAACAATTAGACCAATTTTGTGGAAATAATGAAACGGTTTTGATGTAAATATTATGTATTTAACTGTTCATCGTATCACTTATTTATTTACATTAAATAAATCATGTAAATAAATTATATTATTCGTATACAAAAAATGTAATTATTCTTTTGTTATATCAACATTGGTAATATTAAGCATTAAAACATTTGATTTTGATTTATGAATCACAAATTCATTATTTTTACTAGCAAGAGTGAAATTTTCTCGAATAAGACTTAGAATACTAGATACATCAAGCTCATCATCCTTTGTTTTAAAATCAGATGTTTCCGCAACATCTTCCCGTTGCTTTCGTGTACTTCTACCACCTCTCTTGCTAGAATTTTGATCTTCATCATCACCACTATTAATAGTAACCTTCTTTTTCTTGGATGATATTTTTGGCGGAATATATTCCCATACACCAGTAGCATCAATGCACTTATTATTCGAATCATACAATACAGATTTAGTATCAAATACTAATGAGGAACCAGCCTGATGACCATAAGGTTCGAGATCGAATTCAGTATTTTCATCAAGTATATCCATAAAATCATTACTTTTAATATAGTTTCGAATATATCCAGCGATTTCAGGTGTTATTTTAACAGGAATTCTCTGTAGCTCTCCTTCACTGTCACTACCACTATCAGTACCACTTCCAGATTCAGAACCAGATCCACTATGTTGACTTCCATGTTCGCTATCATTATCACTTTCCGATTGAGAATTTCGGTCAGATCCAGAATTATAATTGTCTTCGTCATCGACTTCATCTTTTAGTGAACGATTATTCGATTTTCCTCCGGATTTTGTTGTTTTCGCAGGATATAAAGTAAAACATTCTACAGAAGTGTCAAGAACAATTTTATACTTTGAATCATAAGAAATAGTCGCACCCATGATATAAATTTGTATATTCTTTATATCTTTTTACATGATATTAAACGCGTAAATGTTACTGGTTAATCCTCTAAATCGCTAAACTCTTCATTACAACCGTTTTCGTTTCGTTTCGTTTCTGTTTCGTTTGTTAAATATTTGTCTAAATATCTGTATATACGATTAATATCTAATTTTGATATTTCATATGTTTCCAATAATCTAGGTATTTCTTCTTCCGTATATTGTGTTCGTAATGTTAAAAAAAAAGCAAACATATCTTTTTGGTCCATTGATAATTGAATACAAAGATTTTGTATGAATAGTGAATTATTATATTCAGTACTATACTTCGTTAGGACTTTGGTAAAACGAACTTCTGTTGGATTAAACTTGGGTTTTTTTGTAAATGTTTGATGATACAAATAATGATTATAAAATGTTTTTATTAGAGAGCATAACTCGTTGAATAACCATATTTGTTTTTGAAAGGTTATGCGATCAAAGTAATCTGCCAAACAAATATTATCTAATAATATCTGATAAAATGGAATCGATATGTCTAGTGGCATTTTTTCCAGAACATCAATTATATTTTCGTGCCATAATAAACCAATTATTGTTCTGTCGGTTTCATTGATGAGATTGTTGTGTTCACTTATCGGAAATGGTGTATTGATTAACTTTTGTGTTATTTTTTTACTGTCTTCATTATATGTCTTTGGTTGAAAAATGGCCTGAAGAATATTCGTTTTTAACATTGCATTTTGTTTTTGATTCATTTCGATTATCGAATTCAATTTTCGAAGATTTCCTTGAATAAACATCATTATATTTTTACGAAGGATTGGCTCTAATTGTGGCATAGATACATCAATAAGTTGACTTAATTGTGGTGCTGTTGGTGTTTTCAATTCATATACATGGCAAACTTTCATCAATTCCTTAATTTTTTTGTCAATATGATAATTGCCAATACATATAATCGGATTCATTGTGATTTCTTCTTGTTTTTGTTTTTTTGTTTTTTTTGGCCGAATTAACTTAATAAGTGATGTAATACCACCTTTATCTCCATTATTCATACCATCTAATTCATCCATAACAATAACGATTTTCTGGACTTTTTTCTGGAAAACGGACATAATATTTTTGTCGGAAATGTTATGCTGTGTAATTGAATCTATAATCGATTTATTTCGTATGTCACCTGCATCATATTTTATAATATCATAATTTAGGTCCTTTAAAAGGCGAATCACAAACTCAGTTTTTCCTGTTCCTGGCGCTCCATAAATATATATACCTCTTTTAAAGGTTAAATCCTTTTTGTTTTGTTGAAATGAATGTAAAAAATCTTTTATATTGTTATAGATCGCTTCTCTTGCTAGTATTTTATTGAAACTGATAGAATTTATTTTTGTGGCTCCAGCTATGACATTCGAATTTGGATTTAATGAATTCATTTCGAAGATTTTATTTTATGGTTATTAATTATTATTTTATTCTTTTATGTTTTAATCTTGTGTTACTTACTTATTATATTTAAGATATTTAGAACGAATACAACAATATAATAAATTAATTCATTTTTTTCTTCTAGTATATTATAACATACTTATTATTATACCATGAATCCATTTCAAGATTATTTTACCCCACTTGATAAGGATTATTGTGTCCTTTTTTACTGGATCAGTGTTGTTAATTTCGTCGCTATATTGATCGCGGCTATTGTATTCATCGGCGCATTGGTTATGTTTGTTAGAAATAGAACCACATTTTTCAGTGTATTTTATGCATTTTTCATGATTCTCGTATATGGCATTATGTATTTTCAGGCTAGAATTATCTACTCTATGTGTGTTACTGGAAACATGAAACCTGGCAGCTACATGGCCGACGCCGCTGATTCGTTACCAGCTGTTGCTAAGAGTGCATCTATGGCTGCACCTGGCACTCTTCGTATGTAATAAATGAACTTTTATTTAATTCATCATATATTATTTTAATGAATAATATATAATTTTACTCTATTTTATAGTGCGTATTTAAGGACATTTTAGGGTCGAACTTCTCGTTTTATCTCCATCCAAAATTCCCTCCCATGGAACATAACCACTAGAACTTAAATGTCCTGCATTATAAAGCCTGGCAGTATTAGTAATATTGGTATATTTGGCACAATTATCGTCGGTTTTGTTAAATGTTTGAGTTGATAAACCATACGGATCTCTACACACATTTGGATTAACAGAAGTGTCTAATACCCATCTATCTGGGCATGCTGCTACTTCTGGTGGCCATTTTTGAGCGCTTTTAGATTTCCACAATAATACTGCAACAGTTCCAACTGATATGAAAAAAGCGATAATCGCTAACAAAAGTACCATCTTTTGAATGTTTAAACTAAAAAAATTGCTAAACCAACTACTGGAACCATTACCCGAACTAGAACTGCTACTACTGCTTCCTTTACTACTACTTCCAAACGCTGAAGAACCCGAATTTTTAGTCTCAGAAAATAAATCCATTATAATATAATACTACTTCTATAGTAATTAAATAGATAATATTATCGATTAATATTATAGATAGTATTTATATATTTAATGAATCGTTTTGAATATCGCCAGTTTCCAGAAGAAACATATATAGGTCAACCAAAAAATGGTCGTCTCGATATTATAACTCCTCCAATACAAGACCAATTTGCCCTTTATGATAAGAATCCAGTTCATCAATGTGTTACTTACCGCGATGCTCTAAATGGCATTTGGGAAAATACCCCATTATCTAATGCTTATTTTAGCAAAGAAAATATGCAAATTATTCAAAATGGAATTCGGGCTGGAGTATATCAACGCTCTAATGGCAAATTCGTAATTGGCGAACAAGATTGTGATACACTTCGTATCATTATGCGCACAATTTTTCTTCAAAATGCAACAAATGCTCCCACTGATATACGCGAGCAAATTATTGAATTGAATAATTTAGTTTTTGAATACTGTGTTCCTCGTATTCACGGCGAAGCAGAGGGTTATATACAGTATAAGCATGATGTAAGTAATATGTATACTCCGATGGCGCGTCCTCGTTTTTCAGATTATAAACATAAGACTTTAGAACAAAAGCCATGGTTTTAATTTGTCGTCTGTGGATTATATGGATTTTATTGTAAAAAAATAATAATAATGTGAATATTTACTTTATTATTACTTAGTTAATTTTTCTTGTATATTTGTGTATATTTGTCTATATTATGCTTTTTTAATTAGTTTCTTCTTTGCTGCAACAACTGCACCACCACCTGCGCCTGAACCTGAAATGACACATGTGTCTTTTGCTGTCGTTATTTCTAACCATTTACGATACTCTTTCTCTAATTCATCTAAATCTTGTGTCCATAATGCTTCAACTGATGTTTCGGTTAATTTTCCATGTTCTGCACTTTTCGAATCTCTTTCTGCCAATAATTTTGTCACATTTTCATCGGTTACACTATCCATCGGCATCTTTAGCAAATAACGGTATTCATCATCGCCGTTGATATGTTCGTATCCACGCTCAACGAGAATCGCATGAATTACTTCCTTTGTTTTGCGACGCATGTCAATCTTATCGTCGAGAACCTCTTGGATATACTTTGCACGATTTGAAAGAACCTTCAATTCATTTCCCAATTGCGCTAAAATCGCTGCTTTTCGTTTGGAATACATCAACAACCTCTCGGCATAATACTCTTCAATGATATCGTAGATATTGGAATACTTTTTCAGTTTTTCATGCGCATCAAACAGATTCATATTGCTTGTAGACTGTGTCGTATATAATCCAAGTAACTTCTCTAGCTTATTGCATCCATTCTCTAATACTCCTTCATGAAGGTCTTTTACCGTATTTGGGTACGAGGGATGAAATGTAACAACTATGTCGACAATTGCATCGGTTGACATATCCACATATTCTTTAAGAACTGGACATGCTACTGCTGAACTGCCGCCACTGTTGGCAGTACTTCCTGATGTTGATGGTGTAGGAGGATCCATTAAACCTTCCAAAAACTGTTTGTAATCGTCTGTCCATGAACCAATCGGCAATTCGGTAATACGAACTTTACGGTCACCAATAATTTCGTAGCAACCCTTAATAAGATATTTTGCTGGTGTTGGTGGTTCTGTAATACACTTAACAGTCCCTTTAAATCCCTTGAAATAAGGCTCAATTGATGGACGATCTCCAATCGATGTCGCTTTCAACATTGCGCGAATGTACTGCATAATTTGCAATGGGTTATGCGGCATAACCTCTGTGCTAAATCCTGTTCCAATTCCTTTTGTTCCATTCACCAAAATCATTGGAATGATTGGCCCATAATATATCGGCTCCACCATTTGCCCGTCATCATTCAAGTATGATAATATGGCATCGTCTTCTTGACGAAAGATAAGTCGCGTAAGCTTGTTCAACTGTGTAAATATATATCTTTCACTAGCTGAATCTCTACCGCCTTGAAGTCTTGTTCCAAACTGACCATTTGGCTCAAATAAGTTGATATTGTTACTGCCAACAAAGTTTTGTGCCATTCCAACAATCGCCGCATTCAAACTAGCCTCTCCATGATGGTAACCCGATTGCTCAGAAACATAACCGCTAAATTGTGCAACCTTGATTTCTGTTTTTAATCCGCCCTTCTTGAAAGCTGCATACAATATTTTACGCAGAGAAATTTTGTGTCCATCCATCAAATTCGGGATTGAACGCTCATTGTCGTATATCGAGAAATGAATAAGACCGCGATCAACAAATTCCTCGTACGGAATAGATGGCTTTGAAGTATCAAGATACGCTTCGCGTGAATAAGTAGACAGCCATTCTTTACGGTCATCTGCACGCTTTTTGTTAAAAGCCATGTCTAGACGGTCATCACTTCCGACGCCAGTATGCACAAAGCTAACCATTTTTTTGTGTTCAAAATACTCCTTGAACTCCTTTCCAGTACTAGTACCTAAACCTTTGTAATATTTCGTTGTCCAACCACTAGGTATTTCTGCATTGGGAAACTGCTTCTTCCAATGCTCAAATTCTCCGTCGTTATAAAACAACTGTTCTTGTTGTCCGCGTCTCGCCTTCAAAATCGGCGTATTCATAAACCCGATAAAACCAGGTATTTTTGTAAGTGATGGCCACTCATTTTGGAACAAGTTAATTCCAAGACCTTGAATATGTGCTCCATCCAAATCTTGATCCGTCATGAACAATACCTTTCCGTATCTAAGCTTACTAGCAATATCGGCTTGTGTATAGGTCTTTCCAGTCTCAAGACCTAATATTTGCTTGATTTCGGCGATTTCACGGTTCTCGGCAATTCGCTTTGTCGTCTCTCCGTGAACATTGAACAATTTACCTTTCATCGGATAAACACCAATGAAATTTCGGTCTTCCTTACTCAACCCGGAAACAATACCTGCCTTTGCTGAATCTCCCTCGCATAAAATAATCGTGCATTGCGCAGATTTGTCTGGTGAACCTGCAAAATTCGCATCAATTAATTTTGGAATTCCACGAATTGTCCGCGTTTTTGCGCCATCTGTCTTTTTTGCGGCTTTGGTTTCCTTCACTTCCGTAAGTGCGCATGCTGCATCCATCACTCCCATCTTAGAAAGTTTTTCAATGAAATCATCACTGACTTTACAAGATGAACCGAAATTTGCGACTGCAGTTCCTAGTTCATCTTTGGTTTGACTGGAAAATGATGGATTCTCTATATCACAGCGCAAGAAAAGCATGAGTTGTTCTTTGATGGTATTTGGTTTCACATCGACCCTTTTCTTCTTTTTGATTAACTCTGTTAACTTGCGTACAATTTGATTGGTAATGTATTCAACATGTTTTCCTCCTCTAGGCGTGTAAATGCCATTGACAAACGAAATGTGGCAAAACTCATCTGTTGGCGTAAGACACACGACATACTCCCAACGAGGGTCAGGATTTTCGTAAATGCGCTTAGTATCGCCTTTTCCACCAATATATAAATCAACATACTGTTGAAAATGCCTTACTGGAACGACTGAACCATTGTACTTCACCTTCACTGTCTTGTCCGTAACTGCTGCAATATCATATGTTCGCTTCATAAATAGAGCAATCATGTCTGGTGTCAAATTGTTGCTTGGAATACCAAATCTTGCATAGTCTGGACGAAATGATACGCGAGTGTATGGTTTGACTTTGGACTTGGTAACAACGGGAGGCATAATTTCAGTTAGATTTTTGCGGAATTCTTGGGTGTATTTAAGTCCGCGAACATGGTCAACTGTCTCAACACGACCCCATACTGACCAAATCAAGACCAACTTAAACCCGAAGCCGTTTTTCCCTCCAACGATTTTCTCCTTCTTGTTTTCGTCGTAATTTGTTGAAGTACGAAGATGGCCGAAAATCATTTCGGGAATCCACAGTTTGTGTTCTGGATGCTGGGCGACATCAATACCGTTTCCGTCGTTCGTCAAATGAATTGTTCCATCAGTTGCATCGATTTCAACCTCGAGAGTTGTAACTGGCAATGCATTTGGTTTCCCGTCTGCAATTGCTTGAGCTTGGCGAACCACATGGTCTCTCATGTTAACCATGCCTTCATCGAATAACTTGTATAATCCGGGAATGTAAGTAATCGAGCGACGAGTAAGTTTAGCGACAATTGCGGATGTTCCTGATGCACCACTACCGCTGCTGATATTGCCACCGATGTCTGCATCAGATGCAACTGACCCTGCATCTGATGACACATCACATGCTGTTGCGGATGTCGACAAAGTAGTATTACTACCACCATCCATAACATATTCCATGCATTCTGTTTGTTCGATACTACCAATGTAAGTATCTGGTTTTTTTAATATATGTTCTTGGTCTGTCATTTTTTGGTATTTACCGAGATCACTTTCGACATCACCTCCACTTACCTTTACATTTGAACTTGATTGAATCTTTTTTGACATGAGATTGTTGATTGATACAAATCAATGATACTCCTACTATTATATAAATAGTTTGTTTATTTTGTTTTCAATTTTATTGTATGAGATATGTATAAACATATTCTTGATAATAACAATATTAAATGGCTACTGCTCCAAGATACCGATTACCTGGTACATGTAAAGATGTTTTTATGATTGGATCGTCATTAATGACATATAATGCAAATGGTCAACTTGTTCTTGTTGATTCGAATGATCGTATGCCATACCTAAAATGTCCATCTATTGCAAATCCAACTGCTGGTAAAGCAACATCTACGAATGATACAAATATTTCCAAGAAAATGCGTTTTGCGCAACAGATTCGCGCAGGTTCAGCTGTAAAAGGCGGAAAAACATATTATTCTTTAAATAAAGTAAATAGTTATGGTAGTTGGCAAGGTGCACCTGGCGGATATGGAGAACCTATACGAAATGCATTTTAGTTTTGATTTAGGCAATTTCATACCGATTTTCTTTTTTTCTAATGTTTTAATATAAAGATATCTTTAGAATGGTGAAACGATGCGATCGCAGTGATGATGGTTTTTACCACATGCACGGCAACAAATATGAGATGTTAGAAGGCTCTAGGGCGCAGGTTTGGCACGGAACTGCTTATAAGACACCTGGTGGTCTTACTAAGGCTGAGCTTATTTACAATAAGCATGGTAGAATTGTTTCCGCAAAGAAACACAAAACCGCGAAGAAGGAGAATCGTCTGCGTAAGTATGGATACACTGCTCGTAAAGGAAAGTTTGGCGCGGTGAAGATTAATAAGAAGACTGGTAAGCGTCATCGCATTATCAACACTCCTACTGCTAAGTAAGTAGTAACTATTAAATAATAATAGTATGATTAATTATATAATAATATAAA